GGGCATAAGTCTTTTTTCTTTTACAGACATACGAGTTACCATATCTCTTACCATTTCTTGAGCTGCAACAGTTTCAATAGTTACTCTTCTTATAGGAGAATATTTTTTAGCGTATTCAATTATTTTAGCTGGAACATCAAATGCGGGGATTCTTTCTCTGTAGTAATCAAGTATGTAACGGTTATTATTTGAATCAATACCCATAACCATAATAACTTGATAGTCAGAGGTTTCACTTGCCGTTGCCGCTAAATCAACTCCAATGTATACATTAATGGGTATCGCTTCTTCTCCCTCAAAAATGTAAGGCATATTCCCTTTGTTTTTAAACGTACCATTGTAATACTGTATTCTATCTATTTTAAATGCAGCATTGGTTACATCACGAGCATCGTTCATATACTCTTGAGCAAATTTATTTACTAGCCCAGCCTCAATAAACTCTCGTTTTTTTGCTTCTAATTTTTTTGGAGAGAACTGAGAAGACCATAAAGGTTTACCGTCTTCAATAGCTCTATAAAAATTTACATCCCAAGGATAAGGTCTGTTTTCTTCTACTGCTTTTTTATAACCATCATAAGTCATTTGCAAGTAAGAATCAAAATGAACAATTGTACCCGATAGCCATATCCAACCTTCATTACCCGGAGTTTCTTCTAACGCTGGATATACCGTAGAAACAATCCATTTTTTAATATCAGCTCTACGCTCTGGGGTTTTAGTGTTTAATTCTGATTCAAAATCATCTAGCACAATTCCTGTGTAACGCACATCTACTTCTGCCCTACCTCTTAACCTCTGAGAAGTTCCTTTGGATATAACCCTATCTCCTTTAGGAGTTACAATATCTTTTTCTGTCCACCTTTTACCTACCGTACCTCCATCCATATTTCCAAAATAATACTTAATCATCTTATTGTTTTCAAAATGAGACCTTAAATACTTTAAGTGGTCAATGGATTGACTTTGTTCTTCGGAAACCCATGCAATAAAATGCTGACTATCGCTTTTAGCAAAACAAAGTTTGTGCATAATAGCAGCTTTTGCAATAACAGACTTACCATGTCCTCTAGGTATAATGTTACATATACGAGCACCGGGTTTAGTATCAATCATTTTCTTAGCCATCTCATAGTGAAAAGGAGCTGATTGAGACTTGTTTAAAAAATCTCTAGGTAAAAACGCCCTACCAAAATATATTAAATCATTAAAAGCGTTTTGCAATACCATATCCCTTTCTTTCATATCGCTAGGGCTAGGGTTTATATTAAAGTTTTTCAAGCTTCTCCAATGTCTTGGCTAAATATATCAAAATCTCCTATATATACAATGTTATCGTTTAAGTCGAACTCACTATTGCATATACTACACATCCAGCCTTGTAGGTGGTCTTTTGGATTTATAATGGGTAATTTATTCATTATGTCATCGCCAATAACTTGGCAATCACACGCTGGGCAATAAGCTGTTCCATAAATCAGCTTTCTTATTTCTTTTCTGTCGGCAAGTCTTACTGGTATTAATATTTCAGCTTTCCTCTCCACTTGGAAGAACCCCCGATTTAAACGCATTAAGCTTTTCTTTACTAAATCCTGTAAATTCTTGAATCAACGCTACGGATTCTGATGTTTTTTCTGTATTCAATAAGCCGGAAATTTTCATAAGAGTTTCTATAGCTCTAAGCTTATCTGAATCTCGCCCATCTTTTTTGTCTACAATGTCTTTAGTTTGTTCTAATAAATATGATTTTGTAATTCCTGTGTCGTTTAATAACAACTCTATTTCTTTATCAATCAATTGTTTTACCTTTTCACTTTTTAATAATACTTGTGTTCTTTGCTTAGCGTATATGTCGCTATTGCATTTTGGATAAGCTTTCTTATAAGCGTCTAATGGTTCTATTCCAGATGCAATGTATTTTGCAAATACTCTTTTTTGGGTAGACAAAGAACCGTTTAATGTTTTTTCATACCAAGATACTTTGCCAAACCTCCATATATCCTTTACAGGTTCTCCCCCAAAAAACTTTGTTTTATTGCAGTTAACCATTCCCAGCAAGGTTCTAATATACTGGCTTCCGTCTTTATTAAGCTTATCAATATAACCACGCTTAATAACCACAGTAACTTTACCATCATCCGATTTAATCCAATCACCAGTTTGTGCAGTTCTCCAATCCTCTTGAATTTTTTTTTGTGGGTTATATTTATAAAACTCTTCTTCATCTTTGTAAAGGACATACTGCTCTCCCTTTATAGTTCTTTTATACATAATATCTTAGCACCGAATCTTTCCCACACCCGGACTATCTACCAACACACTCCCCTCAAACAATAAATCTCCACCCTCTAATATTTGAAACTCCTCAATACATTTTGCCCTTGAAACCAACTCCATTAATTTTGCAACGCAATCCTCTGATGGATTCATTATGTCTACTAACTCTATCTCCTCTGATAACTTTTTTATTGCATTTAAGTTAGCAAAGGTGTTTTCGTTACTGTATTGTTTACTCATAGACTAATTTAATATAAATTATGTCAAATGTAAAATGATTTTACATATATAAAGTTGTTTTGACGTAGTAACATAGTATTACTATTCTATATAAAATAGTATATAGTATCTGTCAATATATAAAATAGTAGAATAGTATAATAGTATTAGATATGTTATATATAACATAGTTATATAAAATAGTACCCGCACAGTTTTAATACAATAGTAAAATGTAAAAACCCCAAAAAATTTAAAAAAAATATATTAATATGGGTGTCCTTCTTATTATTGTATGTAGTACGCCCCTAATCGGTTTCGGGTTGAAAATTCCACGTTGAAAAATTCGGTTTCACTTCGGCGGCGTTGAGAATTTCCCTTGCATATGCACATATATTATTGAGCCTTGACTCTTGAATGTTAATTAATTTGTGAGTACATTAATGATATTAGATTTTTGACAATTCGGCTTACTTGTTTGGCTAGTGACTCTTATGAGGTAGTTAAAATAATTCGGTTTATGCTCGAAATACCGAACGCCACACAGACTCTTGTAATGAACAATGTACTACAAGAGAGTATAATTACATATATTTTTAACTAACAAATAAAGAGGTATAGCAACCGATGAGTATATTAAAATCAATAGAAGATAGACTAAGTCAAGGTGACTTTGAAACGTTCATTAACCCACAACCTCCACAAAGTATTTGTGTGGTGTGTGAGGAAAGGTGCCCCGATACAGGGCTAAACATGAACTATTCAACTAGGAAACCTATCTGCCATGATTGTTTTGATGATTTAGAAAGATGTGTTTCTTGTGGTAGAAAAAGAATGGGTATGAATGATGATAATGTTTGTAAGAATTGTATCACTAATACTAGATGTATTCTAGGATATAGTGAGAAACCTAATTCTTTATTTCATCGAGTTCATAAGGGTCAATGTATTATTTCGGAGAGAGATAAGGGTTATAGACACTTTGGCGTTGAGATTGAAACCGACGGTTACAACCATTTATACGGTAATAAACTCGCTTCAATGATAGGTTTATTAGGCAAAGGTTTAACAAATAACGAGGAGTTATTGTATGTTAAATCTGATAGCACTTGTGATAATGAAATTGTATCACACCCTTTCACATGGAAGTATTTTAATAAATACGGTCACAGAGTATTTAAGACCTTATTTAAAATGCTTAGGAAGGATTCCTTTCGCTCTCATAAAGCTAGTGACTCAGGTATGCACGTTCACGTTTCAAGGAATAGCATTAAACCAACTACGCTCTATAAAGTGTTATCTTTGGTTTTTAATGAGGATTATTACAAATTAATTCTTGATATTTCCCAAAGACGAGAAAGTGCTCTTAATGAATGGGCGAAGCCTAAACTAGGTTCGTATTTCCTTGATAATTTCAAAAAGCCATTTTCATTTATGGCTAACAGTAATTACAGAGAGATAAGAGAGTATCTTGATAGGTCAAGTGCAATTAATCTACACCCTAGAAACACAATAGAGTTTAGGCTCTTTAGAGGTACACTAAATTATAATTCATTTTTGAAAAATATGGATTTTGTAAGAAGTGTTCTTCATTGGGGAGATGTTACAAGCTTGAAAGACGCAACCGAAATTGGGAGACTTAGTTATCTTAGATTTTTGAAGAAACACCAAAGTTCATATTTGAACTTATGTTTTTTTCTTCATAAGAAAGGTTATCCAATGTTCACTAAATCTCAAAACATGATGACTAAAAAACATATGACCAACTTAGTCAATTTAGAATATAACTCAGATAACTTGGAGGTGTTATAATATGTGTATAATTGCAACGAAACCAAAGGGCGTTTTCATATCTAAGGAAACCGCTAAAAATTGCTTTGAAAATAATCCAGATGGGGCGGGTTTTATGTTCGCTAGTAAGGGTTCATTAACCATTAGAAAGGGGTTTTTTGATTTTGATAAATTTTGGGGTTCATATTGTCAAGCTATGGTTAAGAATGACAATCCAACCGCAATCTTGCATTTCAGAATCACAACACACGGTTTGACCGATAAATCAAACTGTCACCCTTTCCAAGTCAATAATAATCTTGGCTTTGCTCATAATGGAGTAATTCACTTTGTTGATAATGATAAGACTAGGTCTGATACATCAATGTTTAATGATACGGTCTTAAAACTATTACCAAAGGATTTTTTGAATAATCAAGGCGTAATAGCATTAATTGAGGAAGCTATCAGCAGTAATAGTAAACTAGCTTTCTTAGATAATGATGGCAATTATACAATGTGTAATGAGCACAAAGGGCTTTGGGATAATGGAATATGGTATTCCAACGAAACCTTTGAATCATGTACGATACATTATAACTATGGGAGTTATTATTGGGGAGGTCACGGTCTCCACTCACCCACAAAGCCGAAGAAAAAGAAGAAGAAAAAATATCTAGGTGGAGTTATTAGATATAGTTGTAAGCAATGTAAAGCTAGTTTATCAACATTATATGAGCAAAATAACGGTATGTGCTCAACTTGTGATAACGAGCATTACAGTATTTAGTAAGTAGTGTAATAAAATAGGGAGGCTCTTAATTGGGTTTCCCTATTTTTTTTGCCTAAAAATAACTATACATAACACCAATTTAGATATTATGTATAATTAAAATGAACTATACATAACACAGAAAACTAGATTATGTATAGTAAAATTATCTTAAAATATAGCAAAATACGTAGGTAGCTCTCTCACAGGGCACTCTGAGGGGGGTAGGTGACTGGAAGGAAAAGCCTATCTGGCTATGCAGCATTAAAACTGTATGCAGCCGTAAAAATTGTTAAGCCTTCACCAGCTTCATAACCAATGCCTACATTCCTATAACTCTTTTATCAAAAATGATAAATTTTTTTTATTTTTTAAAGTATGCACGTAGGTAAGTAGGTAGGCAAGTATTAAAAATATTAGTATGCACGTAGGTAAACGCAAGTAAGTAGTAAAAATTTATGCACGTAGGTATAAAATATGCACGTAAGTATTTATTTATGCACGTAAGTAATTAATTTTATTAAAAATAGTATGCACGTAGGTACTTTTTTACAATTTATTTAAAATAGTATGGAACTTTCTTTAATTCCGTGCGTTAACTATACTATGATACTACAATACTATACTAAACTTTTAAAACTACTATAGTACTATTACAATACTATTATAATATTATGAGTTTACTATCCCCACTAATTTACCCACTAATAAAAAAAAGTTTTACTATTTTGGAACATTTTGGGGGTACTATTGTATAACATATTAACAAGTATTTAATTAATAAAAAACGGAGTGATAACATGGTAAAAATAGCAAATAAAAACGGTTCTGAATACACCACAGACAAAGACGAATTTAGAGGTTCAAACACGTTTGCAGAGTGGAATGAAGGCAAGTATATAGTTTATTCATATGGAAGACATTTTCCTATGTATGTATACAAAGCAAGTACCCAAACATGGTACGAAAATAAAGATAAATATAGCGTTTCAACTAGCAAACAACAAACACAGTTAAGACCTAATTTATTTATTAAAAATTCTTTTCATATGAAAACCACTAATGAATTAAATAAAATTATAAGGGGGTAAGTAATGAAATATTTAATAAAAAGTAAGTCGGATAAAGAAAATTATACTATTGACTTTAAACATAAAAGTGAAATAAGGCATTGGATAATTAACCATTTAGATTTGTCTAAAAAATGGAAAATAAAACAGGTAGGTAAATAATGAAAAATATGACATATAATAAAGCAGAAGGTTATACTTTAGATAAGGAAAGCCAATGGGTAGATGGATTAAGAATAGAATCTACAGTTCTTGGTAAAGATATGATTGAGACTTCATCTGTTTGTGTGGCAAAAGATGGTATCTATGACTTGAAATTATTAAACATTGATGAAAATCCAGTAGTTAATGTTTATACAAAGAGTAGATTTAAGGATATGACAAGAGATGACTTTGAATGGGATGATTATGATGGCTACCACACAAGGATATTGAACGATATTAAAAGCAGAATGGACAAAGGTGGTATTCAAGCAATAGAGCCAGTAATATTTGATTATGAGAATGGTAAAATAACACAAATTGATGGACATCATCGTGGAGTAATTGCAAATGAATTAGGTCTTAAACAAATATATGCTTATGTGCGAAGGTCTAAAAGTTTAAAAAAATGAGCAGAGAAATACATAAATTGATTAAATTTTTAGAAAGTAATCCATCTCAAAATGAAATTGAAAAATATTATCTAAATAAGATTTCTATTTATACAAAAGATTCTATTAATGATATTTTAATAAATCGAGTTTATGATTTAAATCTAATGAGTAGATATAGCGAAGTTGCAAGAATTTTAAAATTAATTAAATACTAAATAAAATACGGAGGTACATTATGTGGACTTGTTTAACCTGTGAAAGTGATTATGATGAAACAGAATTTGATTTAGACCAAAATCTGTGTTATAGTTGTGTAGATGAAGACGAGGAATTATTTGCAGAAGAACGTAGGCAAGAAGAGGAACAAGCTTACAGAGAACACGTAGAATTCTCAATAGAAGATGAATACTACTCGTAAGGGGTATATAGGGCAATTAATTGTTATACAAAACCTATTAGAAAACTATAAGGATATACAGGTTTATGAGCCTGTCGTAGATGACAAGACCATAGACCTGTTGGTAATTAATAAGGGTAAAAAAATTACAATTAATGTCAAATATCACACTTCAATGAACGTAAGTAAAACTCAAGCATCTATTCAAATTCACTTAAATAAATGCAAAGCAGATTGGATTGCAACACCTCATAAGGTTGGAAATAAAACCTACGTACTATGGTTTAAAAATAACAGACCTAATGATAAATATGTTATGTCCATTGCAGTAAATCAACCTAAAAATAATCAAGTGAAGGGTATTAATTTCTACGAGGACTTTCTTAAATCCCCCCTAGAGGAATAAGATGGACAGACAAGATTATAAAGATAGGCAAGATTATAGTTATAGAATGGCTCAAGCACTTATGGGTATTGGTAGAGTGTTACGTGAGCAATTAAAAGTAGTAGGTGCGAAAGCGTGGAGCAAAATGAATAACAATGAGAAGGTCTTATTGTTAAATGCTCTAAGAAATGTATATATGAAGGAGTATAAAAAAGATGAAAGTACTGATAGCGTGTGAGATGAGTGGTATAATTCGTGAGGCTTTTAATAAGAAAGGTCACGAGGCTTGGAGTTGTGATTTAATGGAAACAGAGATACCAAGTAAATACCACATTCAAGATGATGTAATGAACCACTTAGATAAAGGGTGGGATTTAATGATAGGTCACCCTGTATGTACGTATATATGTAGGAACAGGGCAAGGTTAAACAAGATAGAAAAGAAAGAAATAGACACAAGTTTATTTATGGGTTTACTTAATGCGAATATACCTAAGATATGTATTGAAAACCCTGTTCCAAGTAAACAAGCTGGATTGCCTAAGTATGACCAAATAATACAACCCTATCATCACGGACACGACCATTCTAAAAAAACGTGTTTATGGTTAAAGGGTTTACCTAAACTAGAACCAACTAAAGTAGTTGAGATAACGTACATTACAACAAAAAACGGACATAGGTATACAAAGGGTTGGTATAAAACCCCCCGAAATTCTATTGCAAGAAGTAGAACATTTCAAGGGATAGCAGATGCAATGGCAAACCAATGGGGATAATTAGTTTGGAACTTTTTAAGTAATTGCACGTATAACATATATAACAAAGTGTAAATGGAGTGAGTATGAACAAAGCAACGTATTATAAAATGCGAGATGAAATGTGGGAAATTGGAGAACTAGAATATGCTTGTACGTGCGTAATAGAATCAAATGGCTATGATTATTACGACTATAAAAAAGAAATGCCTAAACTTTTAATTAGTGATGCCAAGTATGTTCTAGCAACTTATTATGAAGATGGTCATGTAAGAAATGAAGATTTCAAAGAAGGAACGACAGAACAAAAACAAGAATGTCGTGATGAAATAAAGCAAATTAAAAAATGGATTAAAAAATGGGAACGTCAAACAAAAGAGAATAAACAATGAACATATTTGTATTAGATAATTCTCCTGTAAAATCAGCACAACTACAACACAATAAGCACGTAGTTAAAATGATATTAGAATCAGCACAAATGTTGTGTTCTGTATTTGACAGAGATAAGTTTGATGTACCATACAGGCGTACACATTATAATCACCCTTGTAGTGTTTGGACAAGAAAATCTATGGCTAATTTTATGTGGTTAATACAACACGGCTTTGCCTTATCAAACGAGTATACATACAGGTACGGCAAAACTCACAAGTCTTTAGATGTTATCAAGTGGTGTTATTATAATGCAGTAAAACTGAATATTGATAAAGTAAAACAGAAAAGTAATTTTGCATTAGCAATGCCTGTAGAGTATAAAACAAAAGTAGATGGTAAGTATGATGCAGTACAATCTTATAGAAAGTATTATATTGCAGAAAAGTTAAACAATAAAACAGAATGGAAAGGTAGAAAAATACCTAAGATATTTAAAAAGAAAATGGAGGAAGTATGTATGTAATCGTGTATGGCACACTTAAAAAACGTGGAAGGCTTCACGGATATATGGAAGGTGCTAAGTATATAGAAGATGTAGAAGTAGATGGATATAGAATGTACGACACAGGGTTTGGTTATCCTATGGTTTGTGAAAGTAAAGGACATTCTTTTTATGGCGAATTGTATAAAGTTGATGACATCATCTTGGAAACATTGGATATGGTTGAAGGTGTTCGTAGTGGTTTATTTATTCGTAAAATGGTTTCTTGGGCAGATGTAATTAGTGAGCATCTTTCCGAAGACGCTATGCTTTACGTTATTGGAGATGGTTCTTCAATTAGTAGTGCTACGTCTACTCCAATTGAAACAGGTGTTTGGAAAATTAAAAGACCTATTAGTCTTTCTGATGATGAAATTGAAAAAGCAATTGAAATAGAAGATGGACATAGATTTCGTGATTATAATAAAATATTAAAAAACATAAAATCAAAAGTCACTCAAATATATGCTTATACAGAAGGTGTAAATAGAGATTTAGATAAATCCGATTTGATAGACCAATTAAAGCACGTAAGTTTAAATGTTGAAGAAATTGCTACGTATATAAGTGACACCATATCTAAAATGGAGAAATAAAATGGATAAGGATAAAAGAATAACAACTTTAATAGAAAAAAATGAAAGCCTATTAAAAGAGTTAGAGGAAATGGAGATAGAATTATATGAATATCGTCAGATATTTGATTCTATAGTGAGAAAATTTGGAAATGATGTAGTTAAAATATTTACGGAGAGAGATACCAATGGAATTAAAGACAAAGAATTACCCAATTGAAAATAAGATATTGCTTTTATTAGGCATGGAAGGACTTGATAAGAATAAAGTTCGTTTTAGCCGCATAGATAAAGAACGTAAGCAAATGTTTAGTTATGATTTGTGGTGTCCAATTAGAAAAGAAACCCTTGATTATATTAAACTTCATTGCAAGTTAAAAATCAAAGAGGTTGCTTGGATTTCAAAGGTGGGTTGGCAATGTTACTATACCTTTAGCTCATAAATAAGTTGAATTTTAAAGGCAAGAGTGATAAGTTTAACCCTAGGGTGGTGGTAAATACTCACATCTCTTTCCTCCATATTTACGTAAATCCACCCAATGAATTATGAATAATTTAAAAAAATGTTACAAGTGCAAAGAAAAAAAAGACACTATACATTTTAATAAAAATATTGCAAGAAAAGATAATTTACAGTTAGAGTGTAAGGAGTGTCAAAAAATAATAGCTAAAGCGTATTATAAAAAAAATAGAAAAAAATGTTTAGCTAAGATAACAAACAATAAAAGAAGAAGAGCGTTACATAATTATGTTAGAGTTATTACAAAATATTTAAATAAACCTTGTGTTGATTGTAAAAAAACTTACCATCCATCTTCAATGGTTTTTGACCATCTAGCAAAATATAAAAAACATAGATTTATTAAAACAGAAGGTGTTTTAAAATTAGTTAGAGAAGGGTTTGGTTGGGGTATTGTAAAAAAAGAAATAGATAAATGTGAAGTAAGGTGTCAAAATTGTCATTTTTATAAAACATCTAAAGACTTTAATTATTGGAAAGAGATACAAGGACTTATTGAAGATTTTTTTAATGAAACACAGAGAAAAAACTGGAACTTTTTAACAGATGAGGCGTTTAATAATAAACGAAAACAATTAAATAAGAAGTATAAGAAAATTATGAGCGATAAAGTGGAGAAAATATCGCTGGATAATAAAAATAAACTTAAATAGAGGGCAGTTCACTACCTACCTCACTCCACGCTATACCTCGGTGGGCTGTCCTCAAAAAAATAGGAAAGAGATGTTTTTTACTTTAAAGACCATAGAACACGAATTGGGAAATGTTATTACTAAACTTGGCAAAGAGTTTGAAGAAGACGATTGCCGCAATATGACATTGCTTTATGAAATAGAGGGTATAAAAAAAGCCATAAAGATTGTTCAAAAAGAAAGTTCTAAAGAATTAACAGAATTGGATAAATGGGCAACAACTGAAATGTCGAGGAGGGATTAAGTTGATTGATATTATAGAAATATATGATAATTATATAGCAAAGGTTAATTCAACGCATCAAAAGAAAAGATACTCAGAACATAAAGAATGGTATCACGCATCTTCTTCTGGAATGTGCATGAGAAAGCATTATTTTCAGCACGTAGCAAAGGTTAAACCAACAGGAATTGACAAGAACACCTTGAGGTTGTTTAGGTTAGGCGATGTTGTACACGAAGATATACAGGATGCTCTTGGAGAATATGCACAGGAAAATGGTACACAAATATTTATTGAAAAAGAAATTAAAATACCAGAGGTAAATGTTCGGGGGTTTTTAGATATTATAGTTGTTGATGATGATGCTTTGTATGATATAAAAACCTGTAATTCTTTTAAATGGAGTAAGTTGTTTGGTCGTTTTCCAGACAAAAACCCTTCTATTAATTATTATTTACAGTTAGGTACATACGCTTGGTGGTATGAGAATACATACAATAAAAAAATGAAAAAGTTAGCATTGATTTACTACAATAAAGATACATCAAGAATGAGAGAAATGAATGTTAGTGTTGAGTATATAGAAGAGGCTAAAAACTATTGGCACGGCTTAAAAAACAGATTTAAAGTAGGAAACCCAGCAATTGAATTAGGTGTAGCACCAGCCTATTCGTGGGAGTGTAACCCTAAATATTGTGGGTTTTATAAAGTGTGTGGTGGTGGATTAAAAAAAGAAAAAGAAAGTGAGTTATAATGGAAAACAAAAAACCCGATTGGGATAAAATAACGGAAGGAAAGATACGACACGGATTTGCAGTTGCTGCCTTCGAGAGTCGTATGAAATTAACAAGTGATTTAGCAGATTCAATTAACAATTGGGTAAAGTTCGTTGTAAGTGGAGAATTACCTAAAGGTGTTAAGAGTAATCAAACAACAACTAAGCCTGTAGTTAATAAATTAGCGAAGGGGCATATATCTGGAGCACTTAATACAATTATGCCAAAAAGCGTTGTTAAGCAAGTCAATGAAGAGATTGAGATAGAGTATATTATAAAAGAGAAAATAAAGGTTCTTAGTAAAGACAAGCAAGAGTCTGTACTAGAGTCTTTAAAGAGAGGAGACATTACTAAAGATAATTTACAAGGATGTTTGGAGAGAATAAATGCGTTATCAAATGATAAAAAATAGTGAAATACAGAGCGGTAAATATACAGCTAGAATTACAAACATTGAAATAGCGAAAAGTGTTCGTTTTGGGAGCTATATAGCCGATGTTTTTAAACCGATTTATGCGGTTGAGGACTCTATTGTTAGGGATAATGGCATCTTTAAATATAAAAGACAAGAAGGATATTTGTATGATGCTAAAAAAAACTGGGGGTACTATAAGTTTTTAAAGTCGATGGGCATAAACAATATGCAACACATACTTGATGATAAAATTATTGGTAAGATTGTTGCTCTTGAAGTATATCAAAAAAACTTTAGAAACGAGTTTGATAGCTATGTTAAATATCCTGTTGGTAGAGTTATTAAAGTGGTAAACACACCTTTTTAGGAGGCAATATGAAAGACCCAAAAAAAGTAAGACAAGGAAGGCGTAATAGACAAAGAGGTGCGGAGTTACAAAGATATGCTGTTCGCACCGCAAAGGAAGTTGGTCTTGAGGCTTATAATAGAGATAGGGGTGGAGCACAACACGAACTTGGAGATATAGAAATTGAAGGGAAGTGGTATGGGTGCAAACGAAGAAAGACTATAGCTAGTTGGTTAAAACCCGAAAAACAAGAAGACGGTGTTGTTATAAGAGAAGACAGAGGAAGGGCGATGATGGTTATAGATTATGATAAGTTTGTTTGGATGTTGTCCATTGTTAAAGAAAAACTTGATGTATAACTCAAAATTTGACTTAGACTTGGAGTTTGGACAGGTGTACGAAGAAGGTTTGAAAAAACTTTTATACTCAAAGGGTAAAGTAGAGGTTAAGACCGAAAGGGATAAGTGGATAGAAACTGGTAACATAGCTATAGAGGTTATGTGCCGCAACAAGCCTTCGGGTTTATCTGTGACTAAGTCAGATTGGTGGTTTCATATTTTATCTTTAGACAAAAAAGTAAAGGGAATGATTTGCTTACCAGTAGAAGAGTTAAAAAATATATGCAAATATTTACTCAAAGAAAAAAAGATAAAGATGATAATGGGCGGAGATGATGAACAATCAAAAATATTATTAATACCTATTAAGTTATTAATGGGTAGTGTTGGAAAGATTTTTTAACAAAGGGTGTTGGGTATTTGCTAAGTAAAAAGATGACGCAAATAGGTTGGCTAACTGAAAAACCTAACACCCCTTAACAATAGGAGTTGGAAAAATGGCACAAAACTATGAGTTGAAAGACAATAGTATGAGTCTATTAAAGAACGGTTACAAAGACGATGGAGATAATCGCCCAGATTATACTGGAGACGCTAAAATAGGTGGCGTAGATATGAAAGCATCTCTTTGGATAAACAAAACTAAGGCTGGAAAAACCAATCTTAGGGGAGTTTTTCAACCAAAAGACGAAGATGTGAAGAAATCGAGCAAATCAGACGATAACCTTCCATTTTAGTCTTTAAATAAAAACAGGCATTAATGTGGGGGTTTAATCACCCCTACGTTTTTGTCTTAATTACAGGTGAACATTGATACCTAAATTAAATAATACGAGCATATACGCAAAATTAGAGGGTGTTTTTTTAAGCAAGTTTTTAAAAAGAGGTTAAAACATAAAAAAAACAAAGAAAATAGATTTAATTGGCAAAAACATTAGAGATATTGTTTCTAGGGATGGAATCATCGCTGATGTTATGCTAGGAAAGTGTCAATCAAAAGACCCAAGGCATGATATTGAATCTACTAATTTTAAAAAATCAGCAGATGACACAACTTATGTATGTACGGTTTGTAATAGGGTGTGGGAGTATGAGTTTCAATCTGCGAGAATATCTAGTAAGAAAACAACATTGGTTTTTTACACAGACATTCCAAAATATAAAAAAAGAATAAAGGTGTGTGATTATTGTGAAAAAAATAAATAATGGAATTAGTTGGGTTTTAAATACTGGTCGTGAAAATAAAACTAATGAGGCTAAAAAGAGAAAGGGTCTTAATAGTATGGGGCATATCAAAGAATCAAAAAGATTAAAATACTGTGAAAGTTGTGAGCGTGTGTGGGAAATTGGATATACTGGTTCTGTTCATTCTTACGGACATTTACCTACGTATAAATTACCAAGGGTTACGTGTAAGATATGTCAAGGTATTGAAACAGGTAGAAAGGGAAAGTATTACTACAATAGAAAAGAAAATAAAAGTAAATATTACTACAATAATAAAAAAAGTAAAGAAAATGAAGGATAAGTTTAATTTAATTGCAATTGACGATGCTATTACTTGTGTAAAAGAAAACACAAAAGATAAAAGTTATAGTCCTGTATATTTAAAGTTGCTTTTAAAAAAACTTGAAGATATGATGATTGATGTTTCTGCTAATTACGTTATTGAGAATTCAAAACTACACCCAGATATAAATAAAACAAATTATTTTAAGTATAAAAAACCTGTAAAGAAAGTAATTAAAACAATACAGGATAGAAAAACAGATTTTAAAAACGATTGTCTTGCCGCCTCTTGGGGGGTTAAAGACATATCCCCTAAACAAGTAGATAATTTTTTTGATTATTGGACAGAAAAAAATAAGTCTGGTTTGAAGATGAGATTTGAAATGCAAAAAACATTTGAGATAACAAGAAGACTTGTTAAGTGGAGAGACAACAATAAAGAATGGAGTGTAAAGAAAAAAGCAAAAGAGATGTTTAAGTTGATGAAATCTGGTATGGGTTATATTGCATATTGCAGTAGATGTGGTAAGAAAGAAATGCCATCAGATTCTTGGGCGTTAAAACGTGGTTCTAGTTGCTGTGCTGTAGAGTACACGCCAACACCAAAACAATAAGGAGAGTGTAGTGAAGTCAGAAGATTATAAATTATTTAGAGAAGAGTTTATTAAAAAAACATTTGATTTAAGCGATAAAAAAAGAATTGAATATACAGAAGGAAATCAAGATTTAGATGTGCATACAAATTTTAGGAGAATAGGGGAAGAGTTGGGTTTAAGTCCTGTAAAAATACTAGCTGTTTATTTACTTAAACATATTAAATCACTAATGACTTTTTTTAAATTAGGACAGACCTTTAGTAACGAAAGTTTAGAATCAAGAGTATCTGATATTATTAATTATTTAATTTTATTATTATCTTTCTTACATCACGAAGATGTAAAAAATAAAGACGATAGACCACAAAGGAGATAGTTATGACTTGGTATTATATAATGGAAGTATTACAAACACAGGCATTTGACACAATTATTCAAACGATAATGTGGTCATCGCTGTGGGTTTTTGTTATTATTAGATTGGATAGAATAGAACGTAAATTATAATGGAATGGATATTTTTAATGCTATATAGACTAGGAAAAAGAAAAGAGCCTATCTTTATAACTTCAATCCTGTTTCTCTTAATCGTTTTTCATATTTTTTTCTAAGCCTATCGTACACAGCATTTATACTTATATCTGTATCTGTCATAGGCTTGTCTTGATTAGATGAGTTCCAAGCATTGATAAGTTTACCAGCCTCTTTTGGCTGTCCATTAATTAAAGCATCTAAAATTCTACCTTTAATAATACCCTTTCTATATCTTTGGTATGTCTCACGTTGACCCGGTGTTTCAAGTTGCTTTGCAAGTCTTCTAGGAACAGTACCAAATATAGGAGCAATATACTTAGGTGCTCTTGCATAAGCACCGACACCAAAATCATTTAAATCTTTATACATTCTTGTAAAAGCGTCTACAATTTTCATTGTATCTTGATATATTGCTGGTTTTACTAAAAACTCAAGTGCTCTTAATTTGCTTTCTGATGCAGCTATATCGGCTACAAAACCCATCGCACCAACAGAGGCTACGTGGTCAAGAAAATCTGACCAAGTATATTTAGACATATCTGTATTAACAATGCCTTCTTGAATTATAGTTTGCTCTGGTAAACCCGGTATAAACAATCTGTTTTCATCATACACTATTTCATCTGATAAATAATTATTTAAAGCTTTTTTAGACCACACTATAAATTGTGCTCCTAAAGCACCTCCAACACCTAATCTTAACAGAGGTAATGCGTTTCCCCTAGCAAAGTCTTTACCAACATTTTCTCTAACCCAATTAAATTGCTTATACCCAAACCTTTTAAATAAAATAAAGGGTCTAAATCTTGGGTCATTAAAGAATAATGGGTCGTTTAAAACATTCCTTTGTAGCTGTGCGTCTCTTGAAAACCTGTACATTGTTTCAAGCATTTGTTGGTCGGTTAGTTTTTTTGTTCCTTGAGCAATTCCTAATTCTTGTAGATTTTTATTTGCCCAATTTTTTCTAGCATTAAAAGATAAACCTGTTCTACCTATTAAGTCTTTTCCTTGGCTAGTTTTCATTAAGCCTTCAACATATAATTTACCAGCTGCCGCTGAAATATATTGATTAGCTTTGTTCATTGCTTGGAATCCACTAATCTTAGTTGTAAAGTTTGCAAATTTACCCATCATAGAACTAGATGGTTCTAATCCAGAAACCATTTGAAAAACAGACAATGTACTTATACCAGATTTTTGAACTTCTCTTCTAAAATCTTTATCAAAAATTAATTTATGAGTTCCTTTTAACGTGTTCCAATAACCCGCTTTTACTGCTGTAGATATTAATGTTTGAGTTATATTAGGTACGGTTGCATAGCCAAGACCAATTTTAGTTCCTACTTGAAAATCAACAATGGTTTTTAAAGCTTCTCTTGCCCTTGCATTTCCCCAATTTTTAGTTGGGTCAACTTCTATTAAACCAGTATGAGAGCTAAAAATTTGTTCTAATAAAGCTTTTTCTTGATAAAGTAAATTTTTAGTTTTTGCGTTATCTGCTGAGTCTCCTAAAGATTTTAATGTTTTTAATGCGGTGTCCATTATTTCACCTTTAGCACCAAATTTTTCTACATAAGCAATTCTTTTTGCAACATCTGTTGCGTATTTGGCAAGAACAATTCTAGCATCTCTTTCATACATAAAATCTGGCAATTCTATTTTCCTAGATTTTTCTAAATTTCCAACCGTAGTATAAGTTTGTCCATAAATATCATTTCTTAATTGATTCCAAGCTTTAGCTAATGCCTGTTCTTTTGTTATAGATTCCCCTTTTGTTTCAGCTTGTTTTAAATATCCATCTCTTATATGTTCTAAAGCTTGTTTTGTTGTGTTTTTTATACTAACAATTGTGTTCCCATTTACTATTTCATTAACTCTTCTTACAGAGTCTTTACTTTCTGAAAGCTTTTGACCTGTTATTTTAACATCTATGGCATCCATTTTATAAATATCTTGACCCATAGTTTCTAAGTATTTTTGTTTAATATGGTTGGGAAAGTAATCTTCTCTAAAACCCGCTACTGGAACCCCAGCTTTTTGTGCATCATTAAATATGTTAACTAAAATCTTTCTTGTTTTTTTAACATCATCGTGCCCTCTTGCTTTCGGGTCAGCTAATCTTCTTCCTAGGTCTTCGGCATAAGCCTTAGCTTGTTTTTCACTTCTTATAGTTATAAGACCTTTATTAGTTTTAATTTTGTTTAATCCAAAAATTTTATTAAAAATACCACCTTTAAATAATCCAATGTCTGTAAGTTGCTGTAAATAAGTTCCAGTTAATGCAACCCCTCTTGCATCAGAAGCGTTAATATCATTAATTTTTTCTTGTCCAATTTTAGTTCTTACTCTGTTTTTAGCTTGTTTTAATAAATCAAATGTAAGAGCTTCGCTTATTCTTCTTTTAGGAATCATAAACTCGCTAGTTCCTTCTTTTTTAAATTCTGTAAAAATCTTTTTTGTTAAAGATTCTTTTCTCATTACATCTAAAAATTTAATTTGTTCAATTTTTGAAAGAGTACTATACCCAGTTTTATTTTTTTTAGGGTCTATTATTTTTCCTGTAATGCCAGATACTAAGTCTCTAAATTTTTTGTCTGATATTTTTAATTTCTTTTTTCTACCAAATACTTCTTGTCGTCTTACATTTTCAAGTTTCTTTACGCTATCTAAATCTCTTCTCTTTGTAGACCTTGCGTATTTTTCTTTAACAAAAACATCGCCCTCTATAGTAGTTTGTGTTTCAGAAACACTACCGTCTTTCTTTTTTAAATTTCCCTCAATATAAGAAGACTCAACTCCTTCGTTATTTTTTTTCTTTTTAAATTTTACATTGGTAATTTCTTGACCTTTACTATTTACCCAAATATCTGATTGACTTTCTAAATCAAATTTTTTCTTACCATATACATTAGAATATTCTTTTGCTGTAACGTATGGATTGTCAAAACCAGACAACTCTTTTGCTTTTTTTGTAATTCCTTTTTGTACCCAAAGCCCTCCAATAGTTCCGGCTGCATGGACATAGTCTTTTGCAGTAGGCATTTCTCCTTCTAATGCGGGGGCTAATGTTCCAAACTGAGCAGTTTCTAGTGCCTTACCAGCAATATTGTAAGCAAGTTTTTGCGTGGCTGTTTCTGGTTTACCTAAAGAACTAATTAATTTATTGTTAAATGCCTTGCCACTACCGGCAGTTACACTACCCAATACAAAGCTTTTACTTGCATCTGCCAATGTTTGAGTTAGGCTTATATCACCAGTAGACACTTCTTGACCAAGAGCGGATTGAAGACCCCCATAAAAACCAAGAGTTGAACCTCCCATAAACCCACTTTCTAATACTTGATTGTTAACACGCTTCATAGAAGTTTGAATAACTTTTTCTGCAAGAGGTTTACTTACGCCATTTTTCATTAAAATTTGAGTAGCTTTTAAACCATTTTTTCCAACCGCCTGTTCAACAGATTCCTTAATAGCGGACTTAGCAACTTTGTCTCTTATACCATCTTTAATAATTTTACCTACTGCGGTTTTTAATCCTTGTTTATAAGCTAACCCTCCAAGACCTCCACCAGCGGTTAATGCTGCTATATCGGTAGGAGTAATAAAAGAAATTAAAGTAGAACCAATGTCTTCAAGAATTGGTATATCTTCTGGATTTTTTGCATACTCTCCTAGGTCATAAAAACTTTCACCTTTTGCAATATTATAAGTTAATCCTTCAATACTGTTATTATAACCTTGCTTTACCCAATTAGGAAGCCAATCTCCCGGTATAAAACCATAAAGGTCTTTATCTTTTTTAGAAGTTTTTAATGTATTAGTAAGCTCTTCTTTAGCTTGAGGTTCGTATTGCTCTGTTTTGTCTACTGTCTCAAATTGACCACTTGTTTTGTCGCTATAATATTGAAGAGCATCTTGTCTGTAAGGGTCTTGGTATCTATCTTGATTTGCAACAGCGTTATCTAGTTGCTCGTTATAAGCACCATATATATCATATTCTTCTGGCATTAATAATTACGATTTTTTATTTTTAAGTTTTGCAGTAGAAAATTGCTTAATTAAATCTTGTATTTGTTTTATGCTTAACTCTGGAAATATCCTATCCTGTAAACTTTTATATACACGAGTGTTGTATTTATCATTTTTAAATTCACCTGTTTCCGGACTTATATAATTACCAATCTTAGATTTTATTTTTTCTGATAAAGAATTAATTCTATCATCTATTTGTTTTTGATTAAAAGTATCTGATTTTCTTACATTAGGTTTTGCAACATCCTTTAATGTAGCAAAAGATTTTAAATCTTTACCAAGGTTTTCTAGTACGTATCTTGAAGTAAGCGTTAGTTGCCCTCTTTTTCCAGTTACATCTTTTAAATTATAATTTTCTTTTGTGCTTTTGGGTGGGTCTGCAAATAAATCATCTGTGCTAATTTTTTCAGATTGACTTGGAACTACTCCTTCCATATCTGAACGAGTACCGGCACTTACTGGGCTTAATGCAATAGGAGCGGTTGCTAATTCTTCATCTTCAACAAAATCATTAGCTGGATTAAATTCTTCATCTACAATAACCTCTCTTTCTCTATCGTCTACAGCTATTTTTTCTGTACCCGCACCTATTAACGCATCTGGATTTATATTGTTATCTAACTCATTAAACTGACTTATTATATCAGCATAATTATTTTGTATGTCTAAGTTATCTTTAAAAGCCTTAGCGTCTTTTTCTTCACCAGTTTCAATTTGTCTTAAAAATTGTTCAGCTAATTCTGGATTTTTATTAACAACAGCTAAATCTTCGTCTTCAATTACGCTTGTATCATCAGTTAATATTTCGGGTTGAAACCCGGGTTGAAACCCTTTAAAGTTAGGATAAGGAGACAGTTCTGAATACGCACTAGGGTCAGACCCAGCACTTCTAATTTCTTTTGGGTCTTCTAATGTGCCCATTTTATCTGCATTTAACTCTGGATATACAAGATTATTTCTGTTATAAAAAGAATTTAAAGATTGTGTACTGATATTATATTCATCTTTTTCATTTTCGTATTGACGTATAAGCGTTTGATATTCTTTTTCCCATTCTGCCGCATCTTGAGCACCTAAATTAATTAATGACGTATTAAGACCAAGTTCTCCTTGAAATGTCTCTAGGTTTTTTTTCCCGGGAAATGGCAACAACTTAAAACCCTCTGATATTTCTTCTCCCTTTTGGTTTATTCTAGGGGGAATATATTCAGAATATTCAAGTAACTTAAACTTTGTTTTATCAAGAGTATTGTAATTTGATTGTTGTCTGCTTCGCAAATTAGTTAATTCATTTTTTAAATTATCTGGTATTTGGTCGTCTGGATAATTTTTACCGGAATTAGACTCTAAAAATTTAACCTGTTTAGTAATATTATTAACTTGATTGTCTATTGTTGTTTTTAAATTAGCATCAGAAACAGAACCTTGTATGTTTTTTAAATCATCTCTTATTTGAACCATAGAATTGTATTGTTCAAATTGACCAAGGGTTGTTATTTCGTTAATTTTATCATAATCATCATCTATTTTTTGATAATTTTTATACAATTCATCATTGCTTTTATACATACTTTCAAGGTTATTAATATCTACATCAGTATAATCTGGATTATTAGCAATTAAATTTTTAAAAGTTGAGTATCTTTGATTAAAGGGTGCTTTATTAACAGTATCTAATACAAGATTTAAATTATCACGAGTTTTTGTATAATCAGCTTGAGATTGCCTAAACTCATTATTTTTTCTTTGTTGTGCTAATTGGTTTTGATATTGAGTTTGTTGAAACTGCCTGTCTTTTGCACGTTCTTCTTTAGCATCATTTAACTGTTGCTGTTGTAAAACATACTGGGGTATTTTATCTAAAAAATCAGCGAGGGTTGTATCATAACCAGAATCTAATATACTTTTTACTCTTCCGTTTGCCATTTAATATATCCTATATTTTATCTTGGTCTTCACCGGGTGTGTCTTCTTCACCTTGAACGTATGATTGTGAATTAGCGTTCCAATAATAAGGAATACCACCTACTGTAATATTGTTTCCAGAATAAGTATTCGGAATATTTGCATAGTCGGTATTACCAGCTTCTCCTCCACCACTTCCACTTATATAAGCCCAAGCTCCATTTCTCCACTCATAATTATTACCATCTGCACCTGTAGCAATTTCACCAGCAAAACTTCCAGAGCTAGTTGGTTCGCCTCCCGCTTCGGGAGTATATGAACTTCCATATCCAGTATAACCATAATCAGACTCATCTAACTGAGCTACATCTTGTGCTAGTGTATCTTGGTAAGCTTGATTAATATTATAAACATCTTGTTGTAAGTCTAAATAAGATTGGTCTTTTCTTAACCCTATTTCTCTTTGTGTATCTGCAAAATCACGAGTTAAAGATTTTCTTATATTTGTCATTTGACTTAAAGAATCTCCTGTGCCTCCAAATCCAGAAGAACCAGCACTTGTAGATGGTGTAGCTAGGTCTTGTAAAGATTGAGCACCTTGTCTTTGTGCTGTTTCATTTGCTTGTTTAAAACCTTCTTGCCTTAAATTATATCCCTCAATAGCTAAGTTTTGAGCCATTGGGTCAAAAGTAGATATTTCTGCAAGAGCATCATCGCTTCTTATTTCTATTCCTAAATCACCTAGTGTGTCTGCTTGTGTCGTATATGCGAATGGGTCAAAGTCTATACTGTTATCAGCGTGATAGCCTCCGTGTTCATATTTTTTTAAAACTAAGTCTAATAAATTTGGCATTTTAATTATTACCTAACATAGCTAAAAGATTGTTTATATTAAAAGAGTCTTGAGGAAACAATCGTTCTTTAGCCCTGTTTCTGCTTTGTTTTAAAATATCTTGGAAATAACCTTTTTGTGGCAACCCTAATTCTTTTCTCCCTTCTGGAGAGTCATAATATAAACGCTGTTGATTTAGAATAGCCTCACTAAATTCATCTTCAAAATTAAAATCGCTAACGTCTGCATCTGGTAATATATCCGCATCAAAATTTGCTTTCGTAAAACCGGGTTCCAATCCACTTGAATAAGCGTCTACTGGAGCCGTAGCTAGAGCTTGTTCTTCTAATGAATCAAACAAAGGAGACTGCAAAGCCTCTTCTACTGAACCGTAATCAGATAATTCTGTTACTAATGGTGCCTCTCTACCAGTTAAATTACCAAATGTGGTTGAGGGGTCAAATCCAGACTTTGGTTGCGTAATACTAGAACTTAAATCTCCATATCCACCCATATCTAATACTGAACCTGTTCCACTTAAAGCTCCTTCTCCAGCTACACCAGCGGTGTCTAATCCAGTATCCATAGCAAAAGATTGAGTATAAGAAGGTATTAGTGCAGCTCCAGTTGAAGAGCCAAGACCAGCTCCAGTTAATTTTTGTCCAAACTTTCCAGCACTTCCATACATACCCCCAGTTTTATCTAACCCGGCTGTTAATCCAGCCTTTACACCAGATATTACAGAATCTCTACCAAAAGCATCGGTAAACGCATCTTGTGCTACTACCTGTCTATCAAGACCTCCCTCTCCAAGAAACTCGCTTCCCCCATATCTTACATCTTCATCAATGTCAACGTCTTTACCGTAACCTTTTTTCTTTCCTAGGTAAGCACCACCCGCAGTTCCTAAACCCGCTAATACAGCTAAAGGTAAACCTACTGGAGTAAAACCTAAAGCACCAGCTAAAGCTGGAATACCTAATCCACCAGCCAATCCTCCAAGTGAACCAAGAAAAGTAGACTTACCCGCTTTTTCATTTGCGGCATCAAGTTGTTGTTGTGCATAAGTTGCAGCTTCTCGTTTACTTTTTAATCTTCTTAGGGCAGCCATTGCTGGAGAAACTTTTCCACCATTTGCATAAGGCGTTGGTTTAAGTGCGTGTCCTAGTAATGTGTTCATAATTTCTCCTTTAAATATACTAAACTATACATAATATCTTTTAATGTTTTTTTAAGCCTATATAACCACCATACAAGGCATCATCTGTAGCAGTTGGTGCCCAATATATAATTAAATATTGTGTTGAAGTAGAGGGAACATTAATAGAAACTTCTCCTCCAATTGTACCTGTTCCAACAGAAGAAACCGCTGCGTTTGCAATATTGGCTTTGTAAGCAGTTACTACATTGTTTGTATCGCTACCATAAAGATAAAACGAAATAGCGTTGTGACCTTTTGGAATTTCATAACTAGCATAAGCCTCAAGGTCTGCGTGATTAGCGACAATACTTCCTCCATTATCTACTACTTGTAACGGTCTTGCAGAGTCATCGTTAGGTACAAAATCAGTAGGAAATATTTTAATAGTATTGTAACCTTGGTAAAAATTTTTATTTACAGTAAGGTTTCCAGTTACGTTTAAATCTCTTTCAACATACTGGTCTCCATTGTCAGACATAAAAGATTTCCATAACTTACCAAACTTTTTTTTATACAAAGCTAATTGTCCATTGGGTTTTCTTTCTATTGCGGTTTGTCCATCTACCATAGAATTAATAGCGGGTTTACCCGAATACTCTAATGAGCTTTGTTTGGTGTTAATTAAGGTTCTTATTAGTCTATCTTCTGGCATTAAGAAACCTTCTTTGACCTTAATGTTCTATATTCAATAGTCATATCATTTATCTCAAATTTACCAGCACTAGGTGGGTCAAATTTAATTTGTAAACTTTGACAAGAAATAGGAGAAGAAGGTGTTAGTTTTAGTACATCCCATGTATCAGAAGTATCTGCAAAGTTTCCTGTAAAAGTTCCACCTGTTCCACTAAACGCTTGTTTACCGTCAATAGCGTATTGAAAAGGAGTGGTTTCTGCTCCGTCTGATTTATAAGTAACGTAAACAGCGTACACTTTTTTTATTAAACCGGGGCTACCAAAATCAATATCTTTTGTAACAAACTCTTGTCCGTCTTGAGAAGTAACTACTGGTATGTATTTAAAAAATTCTACTGTTCCGCTACTGTTTATTCCCACCGATAAATTATTATTCCAATCAGTTATAAAATTTGTATATAATCCGCTATCTGCAAATAGATTATCATTAAACACCCATGAGCGATTATCAAAATCATATATCCAAGCTTGATTAGAATTAGTTGATGCGTCTTTAGGGCTTCTAAACATAATTAAAGAATTGTTTGTAGAGTCATAACCAATTTGAACATCTTTTTGTATAGCACTTCCTCTATACCAAGAAGACCAATTTACATTAGTTGTTTTATAAGATGATTCTGATACAGCTATATTTTTTTCTGTTAAATTTTTTGTTGATTGACCGTCATATAAATAACATCCATTGTCAGAAACCCAAGCTATTCCATATTTTGTTTTTGCAACACTATAAGGGTATTTAACTCCGTAATATTTTATAGTGTCTTCTAAGTACCAATTAGAAACACTAGGACTTGTAATATTAATAACATGGACTAAATTGTTTTTAAAAGCCAACAATCTATCTGCATAAGAAGCCAATGCAGTATATTCTCCATAGTCACCAGAAGACACATCAATATAGTTGTGACTTAAAAAAGTATCAAACTTATTAATTTCACTATACATAATCCTGTCACCGTGTTTTACTACGTCTCCAGACTTACCTTTTAATCTTACGTTAGCAACAAAAGCTCTTCGGTTTGCAACAACAGATGCTTGATAACCTTCATTGATACCACCAATAGAAACAAAATTTACATCTGGGGAAAACCCATTAATAGATGTGTATGTATCTAGGTTAGGAGATTTAGCGTTTCCTACCGCATCTCCAATAACCGCAAATCCTTTACCTGTAGAGGCTGTCCAAGGAACGTGGTCTCCATCAAGCGTTGTTCTAACGCCCTTAACAATATCTATATCGGCAAAAAGAGTTAAATCGTCACTACTATCTGCCTTTCTAATATAAATCCTTCCTCCTGTAATTCTAGCGTTATATACTAAATCTGCATATATAGAAACTTGCATAGCTTTATCTATGTTATCAGATGCGGTAAAGTCTAAAGTGTATTTATCAATACTAGACGCTCCATCAGACATTGACACAGGTAAAGACTCTTGATTACCTTCATAAATAAAAGTTTGATAAAATTCATATATTTCAGAAGCCCAAGTTCCATCTCCTGTTCCAACATCTACGGAAAGATTAAATCCTAATCCTCTATCTACTATAGTTGTGTCGTGATTGCTGTAAGCAACTGCACTATTTTCAGAACCGTAATCTCTTTGATAGGTAACTGCACTACCAGTTCCGTCAGATTCTTTTTTGCAAAATAAAAATTCTGATGGTGCTGTGCCTAAAGCGGTTCCAATAGAAATAACTTCACCTACTGTTCCTAAATCATTAGTTACTTTATCTTCCGTGTCTTCAAAATTAAAAGCGGTTACTGTTGAAGAATGAGCACCAGTTAACCTAGTATTAGCAATTGTACTGCCATCATTAAGTGTAGATTGTTTTAAAACAGCAACACCTCTGTTGTTAGCATAGTAATTTCCAGCCGTTCCGATAGTGTGATTAGCACCTCCAAAAGCATAGCTATAAAGACCAGCAAGTTTAGGTGGACTTAAATTATTAGGGTGTTCTTGCCACTCTGCAAAAGACATACCCGCTGAACGATTAAATTGATTTTTTTGAATAAACCCAAACCATTTTGTTCTGTGTCTGTTTGAGTTGTTTGTGTTACAAACTCTTAAAGCCTCATCTACAAAGTAATAAATATATTTAGCACCCACGCCTGTAAGAGTTGGACTAATAGCACTTGCTGTCCAACCGCTGTTATTTGTGCTATAGCTGGTGGTGGCGTTGTTTGACCAAACTGATATTCCAGCAGCTTCTTGAGGATTTCCCAATGCAATTAATTTATCTCCCGGTGCTCTAATTACATTAATAGCTGGAGTAAAAGAACCTGTGGTGCTTTCAGATGTTAAAGGAGTTCCTTTAAGAACATAATAAATATCCATATCTGCAAAAGTTAAAGTAGTTCCTCCAGAAATATTTCCCGCAACAGGCTTTGACAAAACAAAAGTAGCGGGGTCACTTGTTGAGGTTACAGAAGAAATATAAGTTCCAGATTGTATATTAGTTCCTGTAACTGACAAACCTACGATAAGTTGAGTATTTGCACCATCCATTATAATTGTGCTGGTTGGTGATAAAATTGTACTTGAACGAGTGTCGTCTGTAAAAGAAGTTCCTATTCCACTAGCAGTACTTAATGTATTTATAACTTCCGTAACTAAAAACACGCCATTGTTACTACCTGTTCCGGAAATACGTATAGTATCTCCAGCAAGTATTTTACTACTAGTGTAAATGTCGCTATTTACTGCATTAGCTCCACCCACTAAACTCATATAGTGACTTGAAGGTAAATTTGCCATTAGTTACCAGAAAATTCTGGAGGAGCTTCCCCTCCAATTTTATCGGGATTAGACTCAACTTTGGTAAATTTAATTTGCCCTACACTTGTTCCTAATTGTAAAGCAACTGCACCGCTTCTTGTTTCTACAATAGATTGCTCTGAGTCTTTACTATGGTCAGATTCAAAATAAAAAAGATTATATCCACCGCTTGTTGAAGAAACAGAATTAGTACACTCAACAATGTATTCAGATAAGTCAGTTGAACCATCACTACCTTCTATGTGAGCATACATCTCACCAGCACTCTTTATTTTACCAATAGCGTCTATAGACATATTGTTTATATATGAGTACTGGTTTTCTATAAGGTCTCTAGGGTCTCGCCTGTTATTCATTCCCCCAGACCAATCTTTAATTGTTAATAGCTCCTTTGCCATTAATTACACAACCTATTTAGAACCAAATATTTTAGAGAAAAAACCTTTTTTAGATTTTTTACCTTTAGCTCCACCAATCTTTTTACCTTTCTTCTTTTTCTTTTTTACCTCTTCCATCATTGCATACTGCTCTTGATATTTATTTTCTTCTAGCGGTTGTCCATGCAAAGAAGACGCTATGATTAAGGTTACTATTGAATGTGTCATCTAAACTCCCAATTTTTTTTTAATTGCCATTTCAAATAATTCCCAGATAGCTTCTAATATCTTAGCTTCTGTTTTTTCATTAATCATTGGTACATTAACAGATTTATTTACAGATGCAATTAAATCAGCTTTAACTTCATCGTCTAATAAATACTGTGCTACTACTTTTCCTAACATCTACAACTCCTTTTCGTTTCTTATTTTATAATACAAATAAATAATATTCATTACAGCTATTGCAATCCCTAAAAAGTATGGTAACATATCCATAAAGACTATGACTTGACTTGCAAAGCTAGTTCCAGATACTTTTAAACTATCCATTATTTTCCTTAACCATTATTACTATCCCTAAAAACATTACAAATAGTAAGCCAAACATTATCATTAGTGCCTTCCATTTATTCTACTTAAAGAACCTTTTACTTCTGAAATTTGGTTATCAACCGAATTAACGTCTTTAGTTAGGGCATCAAATTTTCTATCAAGTTTATCATCAGAAACATTCCAACGGTTTATTAATTTAATAATCATACCTTCCATATTCTCTAATGTTTCACTTTGACCTTTGTTTTCTACTTTTAGACTTTCTAAAGTTTCTTGTTGTTTAGCTGATTTATTAGAAAGAGAAACTACTAAATATACGAACATAGCACCTACGACTCCAATCATTCCCGCTTCGCCATAAACCGCTATAAAATCCATTATTTCTTTTTCCTTTTTCTCCACGAAAGTGGGTTAATGTTAAATTCTTTTTCATAGAATTTTAACTTAGTTTCCATTTCCTCTAATTGTATACTTTCTTCCAACTGGTGTTTGTCAACCAACAACCTAATTTCAGCATGAGCATCCAACACCTCTTCTTCCAAATCTTTAATTCTTCCCTGTAGGTCATACCAAGCGTAAGACAAACTAATGACCAATACCCCAAATTGTACCAATAGCTTCCAGTTAATAGTGATATAAGCATTGTCATCAATGATGCCAGTACGATAAGACTTAGCAGTTTTAAAGTCTTCATTCATTTATCTCTGTGTTATCTTCTTGTGACTCATCTAAGGCATAACCCATAACAGACCAACCTTCACAACTAGTTAATAACATCCCCACAAAGACAAACTTTATAGGGATATTATAAGATGTTGATTGATTACTTTTCTTCTTTTTCTTCACTTAATGTATCTCTAAACATTGTTATTAAAGCACCTTTAGTAACTTCTAATTGTTCTCCAAGAAAACCATTAGAATTTATTTTGTCATTAACATTTTTTAGATGAAGATAAATACCTTTTTGTTTTTCATCCATATCTTCAAAAAAATATCCTTTTTCATCTAATGTTAATTCTGGCTTTTTGTCTTTTGTTTTTGCCAAGATTGACTCCTATTGTTGTTTGTTATTTAAAGTTTTTTAAAGTCTGCTATTGCCTCTGCTAATCCATCGCTTTGTGCTTTGGCTCTAGCCATATCAGCATCATATCTTTTCTTTTCTGATTCAAGCTGAGATAGAGAGTATTCTCGCTCTTGGTCATCTAGCTTTTCTCCAGTTGATGGATTCCAAGCCTTTTGAACCATAGCTATGTATGCTCTCTTTTCTTCTGCTTCTGCTTTTCTTACTACTACACCATCAGAGTCTTTAACCTCTTTGACAGCTTTTTTAGTTACTACTTCTTTGTTTGCAAAGTCGGCTGTTTTACCTTTCTTTGCTTTATATTCTGACCAGTTCATTTTATTCTCCTATTTAAGTTTACTTTCTAATTCTACTACTTTTGCTGATAACTCTTGTACTGCTTTAATTAATGGCATTACCATTGTAGAATAAGTAATTAATTGCTTAGAGTTTTTTTCTTTATTCCAGCCACTAAAGGTAGTACCACAAGCATCAATTGCTTCCTTAACTTCTTGAGCGATTAATCCATCCCATATTTTATTAGCTTGAGTATCAGTCCATTCAAACTTATTTCCTTCTGTATCTTGACCATCAAGTGACTTTCTAATGTCATCTGGATACTTATTCGGATTTATTTTTTTAAATTTTCTTGGCTTTAAAAGATTAATAAACTTTAATCCTAGGTCATTATCGACAACATCTTTTTTAATTCTTTTATCTGAAAAAGTAGAAAAATCCACTTGACCTTTTATCTCATCAACACTTGTATTTCCAATGGCAATATCATTAGCCGAATCTGTTGTGGCTTGATAACCTACAGCAGTTTGATTATTAGCATCTACATCAAAAGCGCAAGAAGCTCCTATTCCGGTATTCTGAATTCCAGAAGTAATTCCGTCGCCACATTGATAACCCACAGCAGTATTATGAATATTTCCATTTGTATTTTGAGCAGTTAATGCTTGATGACCCACAGCAGTATTGTAATGTGCGCCTTGAATCCCATCTAAAGTTTGGTAACCAATAGCTACATTTGCATCTCCAGATGTAAGAGCCTTTAGTGCATCTCCCCCAACTGCAACGCTTCCATCAGCACCAGCAGTTACATTTCCAGAACCCATAGCATTATTGCCTATAGCTACAACATATCCAGTTCCAGTTGATACTCCTAGAGCATTATTACCTAGAGCTACATTATTGTGACCATCTTCTATTTCTAAACCAGATTGCCTACCTACAAAAGTATTACTTGCTCCAGTTGTAAGACTATAACCAGCTTTATATCCAACTGCTGTATTTTCAGAATAAGTAACTGTTCCAGCAGAAGATTGACCAGCACTTGTTCCCACCATTGTATTATATTGACCAGAATCAAGATGAAAAGATGCATTTGCACCTATAGCTACATTATTACCATCGCCATCACTTCCAGCTTCAAAACTGTATAAACTTGCATATCCAATAGCAGTATTAAAATCACCATCTACATTTGTTACAAGAGCTTGACTACCTATCGCTGTATTAAACAACCCTGTTGTAATTTTTTCACCAGCAATATAACCTATTAAAGTATTTTCTTGACCACTACTAATATCATTTCCAGCTAAATGACCAAAAAGAGAATTTCTATCTCCATTAGTTGTTAAGACAGCTCCAGCTAAATTTCCAAAAGTTGTGTTATTAGCACCACCATCATTATTAGATAATGAAATGCGAGAGTTGACATCTAGCACTAAAGATGCTCCACTTGTTGTACCTCTACTATGAAATGCTAACTTAGAATTAGTAGTATCACTTACACCATAAATTATAGGAGTATTTGCACCAGCAGTTCCACCCCAAGTCAAATTGTATGAACTTCTTAAATTTAAACTACCATAAACATCAAGTTCTACTGCTGGAGAAGCAGTTCCAATTCCGACCAATCCAGCAGATGAAATAGCAAAGTCTGGATTTGCACCACCAGAGGCTCGACCAATATAAAATTCAGTACCATCTACTCCAGCCTCATCTGAATCTGTTTGTCCTAAAGAAAATTTATGTGTAGCAGAACCACCATGAGCATGAGTTACAAATTTTATTTCATTAGTTCTATTTGTATCTTCTCTTTTCATGGTAATCATATTATTACCAGTTGCACCACCACTTGATGAATCACATTCAATAAGCAGTTCATTATTGGTTGCATCGCCTAAATTATAAAGATGCAATTTTGCTGATGGTTGACCTCCAATTCCTACGTTTTGACTTGAATCTATAGTCATCGCTTGTGTTGGAGCGGCATCACTAGTGCCAGACCTTGTAAAGAATCCTAATTCTCCAGTTGTGCTACCGCCATTATTAGTATTTTTATAAGAAATTGCCGCTGGAATATTTGTACCACCAGAATATCCAAAGCCAATAGTTGCTCTTTCTGCGTTTCCAACTGCAACACCTAAGTGTAAAAAAGAATCTGCTTTAGCAATACCAGTTGGAGCAGTTTTATTGATGTGCATTGGTACTGCTGGAGAAGAAGTTCCAATTCCTATATTTCCAGAAGAATTAATAACAAAATCTGGATTTGCACCAAGACTTGACCTACCAATATAAAATTCAGTACCATCTACCCCAGCTTCATCTGAATCTGTTTGACCTAAAGAAAATTTATGTACAGCAGAACCACTATGAGCGTGAGTTATAAATCTTATCTCATTTCCTCTGTTTGTATCTTCTCTTATCATAGTAATGTATTGATTACCAGTTGCTCCACCACTTGCTGAATCCATTTCTAAAATCAATTCATTATTGGTTGCATCGCCTTGCTGATAAAGATGCATTTTTGCCGATGGATTCGCAGTTCCCAAGCCAATTTTTCCATCTAAATTAAAAACCATTATATTAGCAGTATCAGTAGAATTTATTTCTAATTGATTTGTACCAGCTTCTGGGTCAAAACTATTGTGTTTTAATTCAAAGTTTTTAGAATCAGCAGAGTTTGTAAAACTTAAAATTCCATTCCTAGTTGCAGTTGTAGAGTCTATAATAATAGAAACATTGTCATCTCCAACTACTGAAATTTTATCTGTTGCTAATTTTAATGCAAATGTAGTATCATTCTTACCATCTTTTATATTTACTAAAGTAGTTCCATTCCCACCGCCATCTCTGTCGGTATGCAATAGCTGTTCATAACTATCTGCTATCTTTTGTCCTTCTAATTTTGCCATAATATTATC